CTCAACCATGAAGTATAAAAGCTTCGTCTCCCCTATAATCACAGACTTAAAGAGTTGCTCAATAACTTCTTCCGATCTGCCGAGATCTCTACGTGACTGTTTCATTTTCTCTAGTGTTTCTTCAGTGAATGGTAGAGCAGTAGCGAGCTGAGGCTCGAATAATTTTTCAAGATCTTTCGGACTCATAGCATGTCTCCGTATAGTTCAGCAGGAATAAACTCCCCGTCTTTCTGCATAATACCGATTTGGTCGTTTAGCTTAAACGCGAAGCCACAACCCCTGAGGAAATCATGAAATTTCCACATCGGTCCGTCGATGCCAGTCCATGAATCGTTCTCAGTATTCAATTCAATCGTTGTAACTGTTCCGTTTTCTGTATCTTCACAAGTGAATGTATAACGTCTCATTTCAAATTTCTCCTTTAAAGTATAGAGTCCTGCATTTCTGCAACTCTAAGTTTTGTAATATGACTAAGCATCCAGCCACCCTGCTCTAGGGCTTTTACGATTGCGGATATTTGGCTCTTGACGTGTGTCACCTCTAAAATCAATTCGGTGTACGTCACGTATTCCGTGTCACCCATAATGTAGGCTTGAATGTCTCGAGTAGATAATTGGCGCGAATATCCCTCTACGTACTTCTTCCATAATTTAGATTCTACTACATCTCTTCGAGCTTTTAAATAGTCTTCCAAAGATTTTAGTTCGCCCTGATATTCGTCATATCTCGCCATATTCGCTGGCAGAGTGCGACAGAGGAATTCTAGCTTCTTGCCTTCCATCTCGAAAAGTTCTTCCGCATCTTTAATCGCGACATCGTACTTTTCCAAATGCTCGATTACTTTCTCGAGATTTTCGGATAGTTTAAATAGGAACGCCATCGTTTATTTCCTTTGAGTTAATTATTTCGAAATGGTCATCTCGTTCTATATAATCTAATGAAGAATTTACCAAGCACTGATAGCTAAAATAGTCTAAGAGTACTTCTATCCCTTCAAATGTAAATCTAACGTCATTGAACTTAGGTTTTGAAGTAAACGCGAAGTCATATTGAAATCCCGTCAGATTTGAACCGGAAACTTGGATTCTAAAAAGCTCATGATCGTCCTGACTCTGATTTTTAAGCGCAAGAATCTTTCCTACTGCGTTTTTAGTAATAGAGAATGACATAATATGCGGCCGCGGCCTTCAAGGCCGACGGCAGTTTAATCACATTATTCTTCAGCTGTCAGCTTGAAACTTTCAAGCACTTCTTTAACTTTTCGCTGCAATTTGCCCTGAGATGAAAATACTTCTCTATGATAATCGAGAAATTCATCATCTCCGTTTTTCGTGGTTTCTGGATATTCCAAAATAAAACCACCCTTAACAACTTGGATATTAATGCTCACTTCTGTGCTTTTACTCATTTTGATTCTCCTTTATTCCGCGTTCTTTTTATTTCTACGGGATGGTTTAGTCGAAACTTCCTCTTCTGTAGCGACTTCTTCGTCGATGCCAATCTCTGTCATAAGCTGAGCGATAGACTTCTCTTCTTCGACGATCTTTGGATGTGAAAGCATTTTGTTAACTAGTGCTTCGTCCAAGTTCTTAGTCTGGAACTTGATTGGTTCTTCGCCTGGCAGATTAAGCGTTTTCCAAGCACCCGCTGAAGTAACGATGCCAGCATCTTCCATTAGGTCTAGGAAACCAGAATATGGATCCATACCAGCAGCATATGGTACTTCAATTTCTACACGACTACCAAGTTTGGCGAATCGCGACTTGAAGCATTCGACTCGCATTCTAATACCGGTAACGATACCGTCTTCTTTCAACTTCAACTTTGTGATTAGAAGGATCTGTGACGCCGAATAGCGGATCGCCTGGTTAACGATCCAAAGACCTTCACCGTTCATCACGTCAGAGTTTGCGTAAACTTGGTGCGTAACGATAAACGAGAATGGAAGACGCTTGACGCGTGATGTAATCGTACGTAGCAAATGCTTCGCTTGCTTAGCACGTTGACCCTGGTCGCCCTTCTGTTCGCCGCCTTCGAAGTGCTTGTTCTCAGTATCGGTTAGAAGCATGTCCAACGAATCAAGAGCGATAACGACTTTCGGTGCATCGGGATTATCGCGACCGTATTCCTTGATATATGCAGTAATGAAGTCGGATAATACCGAAACGACATCGCTGAATAACGTTACGCCGACATACTGAAGTTTATCCTCAGACGTTTCAACGCCGATGGCGGTCATAAACTTCCCATCTAATGCGTTCTCAGAATCGAGAACTAGACAGAACGCCCCTTCCTTTTGGGCATTGCGTAGAAGATTACAGAGAAGGAAAGACTTGCCTGCACCTGATGGTCCAGCTAAGCAGGTTAAACGACCCTGTGGAATGCCGTGTGAAAAACTGCCCGACATAATTTTGTTTACTGCGAGCGCACCAGTTGAATACCAAAAACTTGGTGGTCCAAAGTCGGTAGTCACTGAATCTAACTTATCAAGATTTTTCTTGAAAGCTTTTAGAAATCCTAAAGCCATATTGTACTCCTTTATTGTGAGCGAGAATTATGAGATAGACGACAGGAATTTCCTGTCGTCTGGTACCTCACTTGTTTTTAGCCTTCAGCTTTTTTAGCAGCAGCGCGGGCGCGGAGCTGCTCAAGAACTGTTGCGGCCTTCTCTGATGGAGCAGGAGCTGATGCAGCAGGAGCTGAAGCAGCTGAAGCAGCTGAAGCAGCTACCGGTGTTTCGACTTTAGCAGGCGCCGACTCTTGAGCAGGCGCAGAAGCAGCAGCTTTCACGGCGCTCATTGCCGTGTCATTATCGGATGGTGCTTCTCCGGGAGCTGCAGCCAGCGGCTGACCGGTTTGATCAGCCATCAACATGGCACTTAATGTCGCGCTATCAACCTGCTTGGCGCGATAATCTTTGAGATCAAAGAGCTCAAGCTGGTTGACGATGTTGTCGTCGATATCTGTTTGCTTGGGTTGGAATGAAGACGTACCATAGTCGGCATACTGACCAGCTTTTGTTTTCTTAATGCGGAAGTTGTAACCGCCTTTGAGTTCGTACGGCGCCTCTTCTAAATCGCCTGACTGGAAAGCTGCTTGGATCGTCTTGAAAATCTTTGGACCGAAGTCGATCAACTTGACTAGTTGATTTTGGTCATGTTCAATTGGTGATTCAACGACTAGAACTTGACCAATGTAGGATTTCTTGCGGTAGTATTTCTTCCCCATATCTTCATTCTTCTCGTCATAGTATTTGCGTGACAATTCGCAGATTGGGCAGGCTTCACCGAACATAGAAGCACATGCGACTTTCTTCTTGTCTCCGTTTACAACGAGTTCATGAACGAGGTTTTCAACTAGGAAACCCATTGGGTTATCTGCATCAGCATCCGGTAGGAAGCGAATGACAGCAGTTGTATCATCTGGCATTTTCCAGAATGAATAAAACTTTTTCCAGGATTCGTCGTAGTTAGAATTGGTTTTTTGCGCGAATTGCGCTTTGAGTGCGTCGAGCTTAGACATATTAAAAATCTCCTAAAGTAAATAAACGTTTAAAGTAAGTGCTACAAACATGATAATGGCGAGTCTCACATACGTGATCTTGTACACCACTGTCAATTCTATTTATAGTGGTGCGACGGTCAGCGAGAATAATCAACGGGAGTTTTTGATGATCTTTTATTGTTCGGGTGCTCTCTTTAAAAGCACAAGATCATCTAATGAAACTATTATAAGCAATTGCGCCGAAACTGTACAATAGTTTCGGCGCAATTATTCCTACGATTCTACATCAAAAACCTTCAAGCCTGTGAAAACCAGCAGGCTATCCACTTCGCTTCCAATTGCGGGAGAAGAGATTCGCATGTACTGCTGGCGAACCGCCTCATCTGGCACTTGCTTATCAGAACGAGAATGCTGACGATCGAGGACGGTCTGAAGAGCTATGGGAAACTCAACGCCGATAACACGATAGCCCTTCTGCTTCAGAGCCGCAATCCAAGACGCACGTGACTTGCGAGATGCGTGAACGTTATCCACCACGACGTTAACTTTCTTGGACAAGACAACATTGAATTCAGCCTGATAAAATTTGTTGAACTCTTTTTCATTGGCCAGAGCGAAATTGAAAGCGTTCGCGTAAACCTCTTTCGCTGACAGAAGTGCGCCTTCATGTTGCTTCTTGTAAAAGTCGATGCGATATTGATCGAGCGAAACAGTCACGATGTTGTGAGATCCAACGTTCAACCATTCACGTTGGAACGTGGACTTTCCAGAACCAGAGGCACCGATCAAGATCCAAGCGGTTGGTGTGATCTCGGAAAACTCGCGAAGTTCAGAAGGCTTAACGTCAGCAAATTCTTTAACCCACTCTCCAACTCGGAGCAATTTGGCAGCATGGTCATCAGAAATGC